AATTATTCAATAGTCAATAGTTAATGCCTTCATAGTTACCTCCGATTTCCTGATTTTAATGTAAAGCTTCAGTTAAAAACCGATTTTATGCTTATTTTTAAGCCCGTCAAGCTATTTCTTTGTTAGCTATTGTTCCAAATAATCCGGGTCGGAAAGTCCCTCTATCTTAATTTACTTTCCAGCCCGGCACACGCCGAAACAAGTACAACTTTATCTGTTTTCAAAGAAGGATGTCGGGCTGGCCTATGAGAGGTAAGGGATTTACTTTTACCAACCAGCCCGGCCAAATATTCAGTTTTCAATGCAAGACTGATTTATACAAAATCAACCCGGCGACCACACAATGGCGGCAGAAGATTTTGCTTTGGATAAATAGGGAAAACTGGATGACGTTTGTCGGAAGGGGTATGGAGCGCCGCATCCGACGTGGTTAGTAAAGCCCCGCCAAGGGCCAGATCCGGCCACGTTTTCAGCGGCGCTCGTCTTGCCCTAAAGCAAGCGAGCACCACCTGCACGTCCCGGATCTGTTTAATTTGGCGGTATTTTACTTGGAACGTCAGTCAGTATTCGCTACTAACTCAAAATGCCAAAATACTACTGTCTCTAAGCAACTGTCAACAAAAAAACAGGAAAAGTCCTATAAAAATATTCTGCTTTTTTTGGCAAGGATTTTCAAATGGAATATACCCGACCTTTGAGGTCTTTATGATTTTGAGAAAAAAATCCGCCTGCGGCGCAGAAGGAGGACCAGATCGGTGAGACCTGGCAGGGCTACTACCGCAGGCGGCAGAAGGAGAAAACATATTATATAGAAGCAGGTGATTGTGTCAAATATGCGTTTACCAGTCCAATAGCGAGCCACTGGAGGCGATCAGAACGCCGCCATGTGCTTCCAGCTTTGAGCCTTCGGCAATAAGGACGTTATTCGAAGAGCTGTTCAGATTGGCGGTGGCATCCGGCCAGAGCTCGCTGATTTCAGTGCCGGTGCCGATTTTCTTTCTATAGCCACTGTTGATTGCCTGCGAGGCGATGAGGTTTCCGGCATAGAGGACCATTTTCTTAATGAGCGACTGGCCGCTGTCTGCCATCTGCCACAGGAATTCGCCGCTTTTGGCATAGATGGTTAAGAGATTACACGAATAGTCTGTGACTTCCTGCATGCCGCTATTTCCCCAGGCGAACTTGGCGTCGAACAATTCGAGTCGGTCGATCTTGGACCGCCAGATAATATCGCCTTTGACGGCGGTAATCGAGCAGAGCGTTCCGGTTTTTTTGTTTTCAATACCAATGCCGCCATCTATGGACGAATTGTAATTGGCCGACAGGATTTGGCTGACAGCGCAATTGTCTTTAACCCATAAGAATCCCTTGAGACAAACGAGCAAATCGTACAGACATACGTTTGCTTCATTATTCAACAGGCTGGATACATAGACATTGGCCTTTTCATTGTTGACAACCAGCCTGCCGCATCCCGCGTCGTTTCCCGCTTGAGCCGATAATTTCAAATGCAATGTGCAATCGCCGTCAACAACAATATCGTTGTCTTGGCAATTGATTTCCAACGGTTGGCCGGAACTGCCAATATTTCCATTAAATCCGGCCGAGACAAACACTCCGCCCAGATTGGGCGTTCCCGTCCCGGCGGCATTGACATTGAGAGTGCAGTCTTGGTATCGCTGGGCGGTGCTATCGTAAAAGCTTCGGTCGTTAAAGTGCAGGACGTCGCCATTGGCAGGCTTGGCAGTATTACTGCCGTCAGCGACCAATTTCCAGTTAGAATCGACATTGGGGATAACCGTTTCGGTGCCGTCAAAGGTCTCGGCTCGGATGATTGCATAAGTCACGCCGCTTTGGGCAAGGCCGGTCGATTCGAGTTGCAAGTGGCTTGCGTCCGTGACAGCGATGATTTCAAAGCCGTCCCAGACGGCCTCGTCACGTACCTGGATTTCCCATGTCAGGCCGCTTTGGGATGTGCCAGTGTCGGCAATCTCTAAGTGTGTCGCATCCGTAATGGCCGTAATCGCAAATTCACCAATGCCTGTCAGCTTGACTGTCATCCCGACTTCAACGCCCATAGCGTAAAAATCGACGCCCGACACCGTAAACGTAGTACCCGATACGATGCCGTTATTGCCTGAATACTTGGCACCCAGCAGCGTACTGCCATCCCAGAGCTTTATCCTCATTCCCGGCTCTACGCCGGAAGTGTAAAGATTTATGCCCGCCGCCGTCCACTGGGTTCCGGCAACAATCGAGTTGATCCCAGACAGGATGGTGTAGGGAACCGGGATAACCAGTACATTGTCTGTCGTTGCGGCATTTAAGATATGAGTCCCATTGAAATGGTCCGTGCCTGCTATCGTGATCGAATCACCTGCTAATAACCCATGTGCAGTGGCAGGCAGTCCGCTAAGCCCTGTTCCGGCATCCGCCGCTCCGGCTCCTGCATCCAGATTAAACGGGGCTATTCCCTCAAAATTCCATTCGCCTTTATGATTCGTCACGCCGCCATACCAGTATTTTTCAGCCATTATGAGGTTCCCTTAAACAGGCCCTTTGGTTTCCTCCAGTCGGGATTCCCAATCGGGCAGTTTTCTTGCTTGACATACGCCTTGGCCGGAAGCCAGCATTTGCATAAACTGCAGAATAGCTTTGTTCCCGGCCGTTCATTTTGCTCAATTAGCAATAGTGGCCATTGTTCGAGTGTATCTATCTCGGCGACGAACTTGGCCAATCCGCCATTGTTTTCAATCCAGTCCAGGAACTCACTTTCAGTCAGATAGGTATGATGCTCACACTCACGACACGCACGCAGACGGACGGAGTGATAGATAAACTGATCGGCTGGGACCATGTTAATCTTTTCCAGCACGACAGCCAGATTGCCCTTGGCAATCGACAGCCCCTTTGATATTTTTCCGCAGCATCCCATGATTATGAACTCTGCCTCAATGATCCAAGATAGCTTGTTCCCGGTGCCGGATCACTGCTAAGATGGCACTTGTATTTCCAGTTATAAGCATTAACATTCGTGACTCCAAAATCCGAAATGGTCATATTATCCGGCAATGAAACCGTAGTCTCAAACCACCCATCCTCATCCGGCGTTACCGGAAATGTCGTGCAACCCAAAAAGATGTCCCAGTCGATACCCTGAAAATCCAACCGAAAGAAATCACACACGATATTATTCTTCAGGATGACACGTTTACCCCCGGAGCCAAACAGGGCAAATCGCCACCTAACATTGGCACTTTCTCCATTATTGAAATACTCGACGTTGAAATCGTCAAATCCGACCGTCATATAATCCGTAAACCCGAGGAAACTTACTGTTCCACCCCAGCCACTAAACGGAGGAATGGCTCCATAATTATCATAGCCCGTACAGTCTCGAGCAGGAATTAATGACTGTCGATATGCGACGATTAACGGGTCTGTGTCCCACCAGTAATACGGATAGTACGGCGGCGGAAGGAACAGGTTACTGTCAGTGTAGCTTGTTTCGCAGAGAGAAACCTCATGTGAGCCGCAAAACAGATACGTCCAGGTCCACCAGTTATCCGTCAGCGTTCGTTTTAACTGTCGAATAGACATTTTTCGGGTTCCTGTTTCGCAATCACCCCAAGGCAGCGTCGGATCAAATTCCAAGGTCCACTTGAGGTCTCCGTCACAGAGACCACCGATATACCATGTCCCACCGGTGTATCCATACATGGCTGGGATGCAATAAACCCCGTTATAATCATGATGCCATGCAATCTCCGGATAGTCCAGATGGTCTGGTTTGGGAGTGATACCGCTCACTTCAATCAACACACCGGTCGGCGATTTATTGATGCCACCATAGGGTTCGGCACCACCGGAGGCCAGTGAACCACAGACCGGATGTTCTAAGAGTGTCGTGGTGCCTAATGCCCGCCAATGGAGAGTTGTTTGGACCTGACACGTTCCAAAGCCGCTGCTGGCAGAGGGAGCATTACCCGTTGTTGCGGTATGCGCAACCCGGCACTCGAAGATGCCGCAGATATAAACGCTGCCGTATGATTCATATCTGCCAAACACAATATCCCCGACCGCATAGGTGTTTCCCTCGGTCCAGATCGGGAGTTGCGGCAAAAAACAACCCAAATTAATCGTATTGAACTCTGGACTCAGGCAACGCAGCAATTTATTCGTTCCGGTATTAACCCGGTAGATTCGGTCGGTGTCAATATTTCGGCAAAGCGGTTGTTGATCGACCATTAGACCACCACCTCCGTCCCTTCAATCGGGATAATGCACCACCAATTACCTGCCCGTTTCATAACTGGGATGGGAATCCCATCGGTCAGCGTCAAATGACCACCGTCCAGGCTGGAACAATTCAGCAACTTAAAATACACCGTTACCAGTGTGCCGGTTCCATCCGTATCGAGGAAACAATCCAGCGTATTGCCGAAAGCCGCATCTTCGCTGCAGAATGCCCATCGCAGGGAATTACCGGTCGAACCATAGCGTACAACCGCCCATTTTGTGCCGGTGCCGGTTTCTTTATAGAGGATATAACACAATCCCTGGTCAGCACTGACCAGTTGTGTTGTATCGTCGGGTTTGACTGTTGCATAATTGTGAGACGGGTCCAGAACGTCAATCCGGGTGGTGACGATCCCATCGGCCCAGGCGCGACCGATGGCACCGTTTTTTATCGGCTTGGCACAAATCAAAAACCGGCCCGTCTGGTGGGATTCGGTGGGCATTTCGCCGGTAAAGACGGTTCGGGATGTAAATACCGGAAGCGCTGTGGCCGGGTCAAACAAAATTCCGGCAATCCCCAGCACGCCAAACCGTCCGACGTCGGTGCCGCTGATATTTTTGACCAGCACGAAATCATTATTACCGCGTGCGTTTTTGGCCTGCATGGACAGACTGCTAAGCCGGTCTTTTTCAATCAGACCATTCAGTTCATTATAGGTCCGGGCCCCAAACCGAAATTTTTCACCTGCGGTGACGTGCTTTGCCATTACAACCTCAGCCGGTCAAAATCTTTATACGGATACACCTGCTCAATATGCACGGAGATGGGTTGCTTGATGAGCGTTTGGGCGTTTGAATCCTCGGCATCAACATACTGGACCCACAGGTACTCCCATCCACCTTTAGAGACGCCGGAAATATCCCCGATGACCATGCCGCTGGTATTGGGGCTGGCTGAAAACCGATAGACCAGTTCCCAGTCATCAGCACCCCGTTTGGTGCCGCTGGCACCCAGGAACAAGACCTCGCCGGCGGCAAACTTTTTAAAGTTACGGCTATTGACGGTTCCGGTCAATTCAAACAGCGTGGCTTTATAATTGTCGTCCACAAAGCCGTTATTTTTATAATGCACCTCACTAAAGCTATAAACCGGGACGGTAATATCAACGCCTTCGACTGAATCGGCGGTGACCCCGATAGCGCCTCTGAAGTTTCCGGCCATCGTACCCGGTCGTGCATAGCGCCGGACGGTTCCTAAGCTCTGGGTGATATGCTGGCTGCCGCCGCCGGTGTCAAACTGATAGACCGCTTCACCGGTGTCCTGAACACTTTGATGACCATAGCGGGCAAATCCCAGCCAGATGGTCTCTGTGACTGGTTCGATACCGTAGTTTAGCCGCGGCAGACTATCAAATGCCGCTGGCGCTTTACTGGCCAATTGGGTCAGGGCCTCATCATAATCTTCGGTCCCCTGAATCACAAAGTTCAGTTGCGCCGAGGGATTCGTGCCGCGGACCACATCGCGGGATTGGAATTTTTCAGTGACAGTAACAGTCATTCGCGTTGCTCATTTCGGGCTTGAGGCGTGAGCATTGAGGCCTGAGGATAATAATTCCCTCAAGCCTCATGCCTCAGGTCTCAAGCCGGTTTACGTAAATGTTGCTCCATTATTGCGGGCTTCATCCAGAAGCCGTTTGGTATTGCGGGCGGTTTCTTCGGTCGCCTTGGCGGTCCGGTCGGCGGCGCTGCCGGTGCCCAGTCCCCAGGCGACCGAGGCGTTAAACGTTCCGGTAACGCTGATTTTATTCGCCGCTTCGGTCAGGGCATCTCCAACGTCCATCCATGCGGAATTTGCTTTTTCGATACTCTGTGGCTTTTCGAGTTCCTTTTCGACTCTTTTTTCTTTGGCACGCTGGAGCGAATCCTTCCATTCCTTCCGAGCCGCCTCTAAATCCTTGGTGTTTTCGGCCATACGGTAGTCGTATTCATCATCGAGTGCCTTGTATTTCTCCGCATGCTGGCGTCCGATTTCCTCGAGGATTTGATCGTTCTTTAGAGCTTGCTCATCTCGTCTGCGCTGATGCTCTGCCTCGCGTTCGGCGGTTTTACGCTGCGCCTCATCTTCGATTTTTTGGATGGCCTGCTGCTTTTGGTCTTCGACGAGTTTATTTTCTGTTTGCAGGTCGAAGGATTCATCAAAGAGTGACTTAATCCAGTTCCATGCCTTCTGGGCACCGGATTTAATATATTCCCATGATTTGGCAAAGAATGTCACAAACCCCTGCCAGCATTTGGAAAAGAATGCGGTTGTCTCAATCCAGCCGACCTCCAATCCGTTCCAGACGGTCTGGACGGCAACCATGACACCATAGAATGCATCATAGCCAATTCGAATAAAAAAGTTACGGAAGTTCAGCCATGCCTTTTCCAAGAGATTAATGCCGCGCATCCATTCCATCTTCAATGTCAGCCACAGGATCCGTGCCGCCAGCGCCATATCTCCGGCCGCCATTGCATCGGCAATCCCCCCGTATGCGGAAATCGCATCATCTTTCAAGATCGAGAACTTCTGCCCCAGCCAGTCAATGGCCTTTCCTGCTGCGCCTGTGGTATAAACAATATAAGTGCCGAGTGCCACAACGGCCGTAATCACAAGTCCAATCGGCGAGACTAAAAACGCAATCGCCGAGACAAGCATCTTAAATACCGCGCCAATAGAAGTGATGACCAGTGCTAATTTACCGAATACTGCACCAAGCCCGCTGATAATAGTTCCCAAAACGACAAGCGCCGCTCCGCCTGCGATCACTACCGCAATGATTTTGGCAATTGAAACAATGACGTTTCGATTTTCCTGTATCCAGGCGTTTATTTTTACCGCCATATCGATGATAATACTGGTTATTTTCTGCAAAGCAGGCGCAAGTGCAGCGCCTATTTGGAAAGTTGTCATCTTAATGACTGACCAGAGCCGGTCCAGAGTATCGCCGAAGATTTCCGCCGCTTTTGCATCTTCTGCATTCATTGTGAGACCAAGTTTGCGGGCTTCTTCCTGCAGGGCGTTGATTCCGGCTGCGCCTTGTTCAAACATGGGAAGCAGAGCCGTTCCGGACCGCCCCAGCAATGTCATCGCAATCGCCGCCCGGCGAGTGGGGTCCTCAACCTTGCTAAGCCGGTCGGCGATGAGCTTAAACTGCTCTTCCGGCGAGAGGGCCTTGAGGTCTTTGTACGATAGTCCAAGATCAGCAAGCGAATCAACCGCCGTACTCAAACCCCGCTCGGCGTCATAAATGCTGCGCTGCATTCGGCGGATGCCGTTTTCGAGTGCCGACATTTCAATCCCGCTCTGGCTGGCGGCATAGCCTAGTTCGCTGACGGTCTCGACCGACAGGCCGGTGCGTTTGGCCATTTTAGCAACGGCATCGCCCATCACGCTGAACGCCTTGGCCGAACCGATTAAAGGCGCCATCATACTTGCGCCAAGGGCCATGACCTTTAGACCCAGTGTGCGGATGCCGTCACCAAACGCGCGGAGCTTGCGTTCGGCGGCACGCAGGCCCCGCACCAATTTGGTGTCATCGGCAAAGAGTTCCACAAATGCTCTGCCGGCTCGAATTGCTGAAGTATTAGCCATATCAAGTCCTCACAACGACAGAGGTCAGATGTCAGAGAACAGAAATTCTGATTTCCATCTGTCATCTGTCTTCTGTTTTCTGTCCTCTGCCTTAAAAGCGGACTGCCGGAACTGCCCCGACCTCTCAATCCTGGGCGGATTGCGGGTCTCTCTTGACCCCTCGCCCGCATCAATATGCCAGATTAAATCCTCATGTTTGGGATAATGTGTGGTCCACTGGATTGGACTTTCCTTTAGAAGCTGCTTTCGCTGTTTGTGACCGCATAAAAATGTGCAGTATCGAAACTGCTTTCCCCGAATACGTCTAAGCCCCATCCCGGTCCAGACTTCCTTACTGCGGCTGCCGAACCGAGTAATCATCAGACGGGGATGGACCGGCTCACAATCCTGCGTAAGATAGATTTCCGTATTGATAAAGCCGCCGTAAAGCCAGTTTGCGCCCTGATAGACATATCCGGGTTTGCCGCGTATGCCGTCCGCCCAGGTATAAAGAACCTTCCGCTGGGGTTGATTTTGCTTAAACCATTCTGCGCATCCTGCCAGAAGCTGGCTTTCCGTATTTCGCGGCAAATCATCGCGGCAGCATAATCGACACAGTTCCCAGTAATCCGGCGTATCCAGAGAGGGAAATAAGAACCGGATGGTGTGCCTGGGCCGCACACCCCATCCCCAAATCGCAACACCGCCGAGACCATCCTTGTCATAGAAGCCCAGCGAAATCACACAATGAGGGGGAAACACATCACTGTAGTGATAACGGCGACAAAGAGCCTTGGCTTGGTTTATTGGAACTGTGTCAACGCTAATCATAGGTTACGCAGCGGAATTTACCTTCAGGTCAGTGATGAGCTTATCCTTACGCCGGTTATCCGCAGACGTACCCAGGCCCAATGCGCCGCCCAACAGACCAATTCCGATGGGAACAAGCGAGGCAGGATTGAGCGTGCCGTCGGCAGCGCCGACCGCTACGATCCCGACGGTATCCAACAATTGCTGTTTGAATTCATCCTGCCGCTGTAGATCGTCCAATCCCGCCTGAACCTGCTGGTTAAATGCCTTTACTTCCTCATTAAAGGCAGCGCTTTGCATGTCCAGTTCCAGTCGGCGGACGGTAAAATCCTTCTCTGTAACAAGTGCCTGCCGCTGGAACTCGCTGCGGGCGACCTTTTGCGGTGGAGTACCGTCATTGGCCGCAACAAGTCCTGCCGTTGTCGATTCGCAGCCGGTCATCGCCACAACGGCGCTCATCGCCGCGATAAAAAATACAATCGACAGAAACGTGTAACGATTGTGGTCAATCCAATTCATTACCTTGTGCATTACATCTGTTTTCATTCGCTGGGTCTCCCTAAAAAGGCGTTTCGTAAAATGGAAATGTTTTCACTGGTAACAACGATAGCATCCGGCCGGGATGTCTTTTTCAGATACGGATTAAAGTCCGATGGCTTAAAGGGTCTGTTCTTTTTGGGATCACGGTTCACATTGGCAATCAGCGCCATAAGCGATGACGTATGCTGCCACCTGTCCTTATGATGCCCTTCGGCCATCCAGAGAAGCTGGCGTAATGTTATGGGTTTGGGGTCAATTCCGAGGGTTCCGGCAATCTGCCAGACAGTGCTCCATCGATCATCGCCTCCAAATCCATCGCATCGATTTTGTTTTCGATGGCGGCGGTCGCCTGAACAATCAACCTCATCTGAGCACGAATCGCCTTGGCGCGGTCGCTTCGGCCTCTGGACTGGAAAAAATCCGCCAGTTCCTCATAGAACGCCGTTTGTGCCGCCAGCAGCGTCGCACCATCAAATGCCATGCGGACATCCGCCGCGGTAACTTTATGTTTTTCAAACTGCGTCTCCAACAATGCACACAGCACCTCACCCAACAGCATTTCATCCGTGCCCAGTTTGGTCAGAAGAGGCGGATTGCCGTCCTCAGGACGCAAAAGGTCGATTCCAAGTTTATCCTTTACATACATGGCCGTGCCGAGATTGAGGGCGAGTGTCCAGGTTCGGCCTGCGGCGTCGTTGAATGTTCTCATAGATTTTTTATCTCCTGTTATTTTATTGACGATGGACGATGGACGATTTAATAAATCGACAATTGACAATTGTTACGCTGCGCTCGAAACATACCATTGACCAAACGCTGCAAGTTTTGCCGTTACACTGACGGTGACCGCTTCTTCGAGGGACTCCGACCGCGAGAAATTGGTTATCGACCAGTTGCCTACCGGGCCTTCTGCGCCTGCCGAATCATGCGCACCAGTCAAAACCGCCAGCGCCACGGTTCCGGCGTTCAAAAACGCCGTCTTGATCGCTTCAAATCCTGCATCTCCGGGCCGCCACACCATGTCAAATTCGCAGGAACACTCACGCAGTGTCGGCGCTGTGGCCCGCCAGCCGGAATTGGCGCGCGTGGTGATATCGGCCTCGCCTGCGGCCAGCGACAAAGTCACATCCTTAACATTGCCCATCTCCGTCAGCGTTGCAGGCACAATCGAGCCCGGCGTGTCCGAAGAGGCCCCCTGATAAATCTTGGCATTCATGCCGAGTAAAAAATCTGCCATATCAAATTCTCCTTACAGTCGAATTTAGGCCCGAGGCTTGAGGCCTCAGACCTGAGAAATATTTTTTTTACCTAATGCCTACTGGCTACTGCCTATTGCCTGACGCTGTCCTGCCACAAGGCAGGCAGCGTCTGTTTTTCTTTCTCGAAGGCCGGTCCCATGAATGGTCTGGCCGATACTTTCACACGTTTATCTTTGACTGTTGTCTTGCCGCCGTATTCAAGAATACTTGGTGCATCGCCGCGGTTGTTTTCCGTCAATCGAGTCGGCCCGATGACCACACTTCGCCTCTGCGGGTCATAGCCAAAAAAGATAAACCGCTTCAAATGGCCCGTATGACTCGACGGCGGTGTTCCAGGAGCGGATGCCTTCTTACGCTTGCGGATACTGCCTTTAGCTGTTCGGCGAACAAAGGCCCCAAAGCGAGAGAGCACCTTGCGGGTGGATTTGTCGACGGACCGAACCACCTTGGGACTGTCGAAAAACAGGTATTTGAGTTTGAAACCAGCCATTAGGCACCCGTCATCCGAATGCGACCAAAGACATCCAGTGGAAACTCGGTCGGGTTTACAACAAGTTTGTGCGGCATAACCAGACGCCATCCGGCGATCATCGCGTCGGTACTATCGGGTGCTGCGGCATCATAGAGTTGAAGATCATACGCACCATGGGGCAGGTTTTCCGGCAAATCGACCGGCCAGCCATTGATGACGGCATCTTTAGCGCCCAGCGACAACGCCGAGTCAGCCCAGGCCGGTGACGGTGCCAGTTGACCGGCGACAACATCAAAGACCAGCCCATCCGCGATTCGTACCAATCGAATGTATGGGTTTTGATAGTTGCCATAGAGGATAAATGCATGTTCACTCATAAAATGATTTTTCCTTAGACGCCATAAAGGGTTTTAGTTTTACCAAAGAGGCCGACGGTTTGTTTTTCAACATAGGGACCGATGTTCGTAGGATTGCCCAGCAGGTCCGGTCGGCCTGCTCCAATGCAGGGACTATTGGGGCGCAGACGGAAATCCCAATTGTCCGGGTCCACAAAAAGCGGGTCGGCTTCGATGTCATGGGCACCTTTTTTGAGATTGCCGAAGTTGAAATACGGATTTGTTCCGGCATCAGAAACAAAAATCACAGGCTGCCCATTCTGATTGCAGTAGCAATTGTAGTCAAAGAAGTCAACCGTGCCACCGGCGCTGATTCGAAACAATCCCATGATGATCGGACTGGTTTCGTCCATGACGATAATATTGTTCCAGGCCCGCAATCGGGCTTCTGTGCCGTTTAAGTGCAATCCGGCTTGCTTGCAGAGATAAAAAATGTTGTTAAAGACATTCTGGAACGAACGGGCGACTGCCGAGACACCCCAGGTACTTTTGACAAAGATGTTGTGGTGTACCACCGGACCGGAATAATCAGGATTGATATTGGCGGTATGAATTCCCACATTATAGGCAAACTCCCAATCGCCGGAATAATCGATGGTCGGTGTCGTGCCGTTAAAGATTTCGACGCCTTTAAAGAAGCTGTCAAACATCCCGCCGCCGGTCGCTGCATCGTTGACCCGGACGATCTGCCCACCATAGAAGTCCGGGACTGCGTCATAACTGACGTGTCCCCCCGCACAATGCTTGACAAACAGCGAGCCGGTGGATTCATTATCCGCCAGAATCGGCCAGTGATAGACAGCCACCTCAAAATAGATGCCCATGAACTGGACATTTTCGGCGCTGGTATAGACCCGGAAGATACGCCCCCAGTCGTCAGAAATATTTTTCGTGGAGGCCGTCGGCAAGTCCGCTTTGATGGACGCGTCCGATGGATTTTTGGCCCGTTGAAGCGGTGTTTTATAATGAGTCCCGGTATTCTGCGTGCCTTCGGGGAAATACCCGTACCCACGGGGCAGACAGTCATAGGCATGCGTGTTGTAGCCGACGATATAGAGCTTGGTATTGTTGGCGCCCTCGCCGTCATGGCTCGAATAAATATAATAGGCCGAACCATTGATAATCACCGACGGTGCGATTTCCTCGTTAAAGAATATCCACTGGTCATGATACACCGCATCGGGCGCATCCAGCACGTCCTGCAGGTCATTATACGCGCCGCCGATGACGACCTGAGCGTCGCTGATGGCCTCCGGAGCACAATACATCTCTCCCCAATTGTTCTCGGCCACGGCCATCCCATCAGCAATCTCAATTTCGCCAAAGTTGATCGCCAAGACCTGGTAGTTGCCGTCACCCAACTGGTCATGGGTGCCTTTGACGTGCATATAGCCGCCCACCGCGTAAATCGTATCATCATCCACGTAAATCAGGGAGTTCGTCCCGTTCGCCCCTGCAAAGGCGGTCGTGCAGATTCCGGCCCATTGATTCAGCCGGACGGTGTCCGCACCCATGCTGATGACTTCGCAAAATGCATTACTAATCCGTGCAATCAGTCCTGCCAGAACACCGCTGTCCAGCCCCGCAGCGGTCAAATCCGCCGTTTCCGTGTCAAAATGGTTCACCACATCGGCTGTTGTGTCCTGCTTGGGCTGACCATTGGGCCCCATGACCAAAGAGACATCGCCATGATGGGCATCCAGAAACGCCTTGGTGCAGCCACCGGCGACGTTACATCCACTGCCGGACTGATAAAACCAGCAACATGCTTTTTCGTGATAGATTTGGGTCATTATTGAACCTCGATGATGATTTGCCGTTTGTGCGGATACACACGAAACGTCGCGTCCGGGAACACTGCCAAAATCGTCTGACGGATGTTGGTGTCATTTTTCAACTGGTCCAGCTTTGTCTTAAACAGTTCAATCAGCGCCAGCCGTTTGGCCTTGGCGTAGAGGGTCCGGGTGAGACGGTCCCGAGTGTTGACCGGCAGGTTCTTTCGTACCTGGCTGAATGTGACGTCCTTAAACTGCTGGATAGACAGCCCCTGTTGGGCGGCGCGATTGACCAGCCAGTCGGTCAGTTGTTGGATTTGATTAGCCATCGATCACCTTGTAGGTTACGGTTAAAACAGATGTAAACAGCCGTTTTTCGGACAGATGTTCCGGAGCATAAACCGGTTCATTGCTGATGGACACAAATCGTGCTGCCGCAAATGCAGATAAAGACCTGCGGTTCATAAACGTAACGATCTCGGTAACGATGCCGCTTAACCGGCTCACTTCCGCATCGGTGTCCTTGCCAATCTTTTGCTGGATGCCGATATCAATGGCCACCTCGTAACTGCTGGACTGGCGCGTGATGTTGGAAATCTGAACAGATTTAGGAGCGACGGTAACGGTTAAAGCCTTCAATTCTGCCAGTTCATATTCGGGAAGTACCCGACGTGCGACCATTAATGGTTCGCTGAAGGAATGACCGCTCAGTTCGCTAACAATTGCATCCGCTATGTCAATCGCTAATTTCATAACCACCCCATGATTAATGACGTCAACACAGCACCGCCAACGCTTGCGGCAATCCCCAACAGGAACCACGTCACCTTGCTGCGGGTCAGTTTTTCCTGTTCCAGCCGGTCCAGCCGCAGTTGAATGCCCGGCTTGCCGTTGCCGCGGATGGCCTCGTCGAGTCCATCGAGTTTCTTATGAAGCTCGGCAAATTCACCTTTGCAAACATTTTCATATTGTTCGCTGTTACACGTCATAAATCAGTCCTTAGTCTTTAGTCCTCAGTCTTCAGGGAAGAGAATGATAAAAATCTCATTTTCTCTGGCACCTGAGGTCTGACGCCTGAGGACTAAATCCCTTTTGTGTGAATGCGATAGGTTCTTCGATTCGGTCCCGTCCAGCGATAGCACCCTTGTCCGGCTACATTCATCACCTCATAGAAACGACCATTAACGCCAATCACATCGCCGACAGCCGGTTCAAATCCCAGTGTTTGTGCATCAATCAGAAAATCCCACACAAAACTGCTGACGGTAATCCCCGTGTGGTCATCAACCTCAATATCCGTTTTGCCATACACCGCATCGACCGTGAGCACGGTGCTGTCTCGCCGATATTCCACGGGCTCCGAGCAAAAGCCCATCAGCCGCTGCTCCAGCCAATCTAAGCCCTGATTGAGCATCTACTGCTCCAGTCGGACACGTACCTTGACGCCCGTCTCCCCGGCAGCGGCGATGGTCTTGCCCAGGTACTTATTAGCGCCGCCGCCATCGCTGGCCGTGGCCTGTTTATTGGCTGCATCCCAATAGACCTTCGTGCCGACGGCGATCCCGGTTCCCGCACCGGTGGCTTTATCGATGTCAAAGACACCAGCGACCGCTACAGCACCCAGTTGATTGGCGGCGATGTCAATCTGTGCAACGCCGAGCAGGTCGCCTTGAACCACGATGTCTCCAGCACTGACATCCGCACCGGGTGTATAATCGATGGAAATTCCCTGTTGAATAAATTGTGCAACTGCCATAACCAAACATCCTTTCAGGTTTTCACTGATGACTGTTTACTGTTAACTGATAACTGAGTTTATGCCTGACCCTTCATCAGGACGGCGGCACGATTGTCCTGCTGACGGGTTCCAAAATCGATGTACCCGCGAAACTGCACACCGAGCGTATTGAAATCCGCATCGGCGCGTTCGACTGTCGGGCTGTCTTTGCCGTTCAAAAATGCAACCTCAACCGCCGCCAAAATCCGAGGATCGGCGAACAGATACCACGCCTTGTCTGATCCGTTATCCAGGAATTCTCCGCCGATATACTCGGTCGAAACAACCTGATACCGGCCTACCTGCGGGTTTGTTCTTGGGGCGGGGACACCTTCTGCGGTTGTCATCAATAACTCTTTGGAAGTCATCAACTGTACCGCCAAATCCTCCAGCGCCGTTGGAACCAGCAATATGTGCGGCATAATGCCGAGCGGCCGTTTGCTGTTTTTACCGGGTTTGGATTGTTTGCGGAATAACTGGCGCGCCGTAGACAGGCTGTCGATGCTTAAGGCGGTATCTGCGCCGGCTTTATAGTTCTTGTTGGCAGTGCTAAAGAAACCGGTTCCGACCAGCGACAGCAGCAGCGGCCAGACGGCATCGTTAATCGCATCGCCGGCCCCCATACCGATCAACCGGGGGATTTCAGCAAACGCGCCCAAATCATCATTGATAATCATCTGGCGAGTCAGGGCGAACATGATGCCGTGCGTGTCGGCTTTGTTCCCGAACTGTTCCTCACCCAGCTTGCCGTGTTTCAATTCGCCGTCCGGGCCGACCTTTTCAAATTTGAAATCATTGGTCAAACGATAACGGGTATGCTCTTTGAAATCACCGACGCTGGCAAGTTTACAGATGGAACGCCATGTCTGGTCGGTCAGATTAAATCCTTCCAGCAGCATCTTATGCGCAACGTTGGACAGAATGCCCGGCAGGGACGTTGTGGAAAAGGCCGCCTGCAGCCATGCGGCAGGGTCGCTTCTGAATTTCGGCAGGTGCTGGCCGCAGGCTAAATCGGCAAGTTCCTGAATACCAACGCCTCGCAATTTGCTGGCGGCCTCAAGCGTCTTTTCATCAAAATGCTTTTCAAGACTGGCCGAACTGAATTCGCCCGACGTCATCAGCGCGGATGCTTCCAATACTGCCCCAGTATGGTTAGCAGTGCGGATATGCCCTGCGGGTGCTTTAGGGCGCGAGGCACGCAGAACCTCCAATTCACATTTGGTTACCTCCCAGCCTTCCTCGATGGCCTTTGCCTCGATGTCGGCGTATTTGCCATTGCAGACTGTGCGGATATCCTGAATACGCTTTGTCTCGGCAGCGATTCTCTGACGCATGTCCACAACCGGGTCGGCTGCCGCCGCCTGAAGCGTTTCCGGCGTTTTGGTTTGGCAGGTACAAACATGTTTTTCTTGTGTGTTGACGGTCTCTGCGGTTTTGTCCGCCTGTTCCTGGACTTCATTTTCCATAGAAGGTGCATCTCCTGATTGTGCGGCGATTCGAGCCGAAGTCTTATCGTCTGCCGCGCTATCGACAAAACTTATTTCCTTTAAGATGGACTTGCGAACGATATATAACGGTCCCTCAAAGGTTCGACCATTCACATGAACCGTCTGACCATTGGGAATAAACTGGGCGTCCAGAATGGATGCGCCAATACTGGCCTGCCACGGGAAACCACGCTGGCCGCTTTTTGTGACATCGCGAGCCCACGACGTGTCGCGGGAAACAAGCCCCTCGGCCAATATCTGGCCGTGTTCAATAACAACACGGTCGGTATGCCCAACCCCCTGTTTGGGATTGTGGTCCAGACGGATGGGGATGTTTTGGCGGTCGATGGAGATACCTTCCAAATCGACGACAACGGGATGGTCAAATCCCTCAATCCGCATCGGGCCGCCGGTATAGGCGACCATCGAGAACTTCGGAACCGCCTTTTCGTCTGATGCGGCGGCCTCGATACTGATCGGACAAATAAATACAAGCGACGTCGGCAGACTATTCTTCATCGTCATCATTCTCCTCTAAGACGGTCGTTGTTTGCGGTTCGGTCATCAGACCCAGTTCGGCCATGAGCTGTTTCTCTTTTGCACGCTGATGGAGTTCGGTTTCCCAGTCCTTGCCCTGACGTGCAAACTCCGTCGCAAGTGTGGTTGTGTTGGATTCAAGACGGATTTTCTGGGCGTTGGCCTCTTTAGCCGGGTCGACATGCTCGGTGCCGTCAAAGAACCACTGGTGCGGCAGATAGGCAAGCGTCCGCAAGACGGAAAAATCACTGGACAGCATCGCCTCATAAATCCATGCATTGAGAATTTTGTCCAGAACAACCGCCGCCATATCCGATTGTTCAACGCGAATTGCACGGGCGAAGACCTGCCAGTCTAATCTCCCGCTAGCGTAATTATATCCCGATGAATTACACGCGGCGATGTTGTAGGGCAGATTCAGACAGCGGGCGATTTCATTCAGGATTTCACGCTTAAATTCCGCATAACTGGTTGCGGGCTGTTCGGCCTTGATCTGGCCGAGTTTCCAACCGTCCGGAAGCACAGTGGCCATGCGTTTTTCCAGTGAGACCACATCCATCGGTTCGACCTGCGCCGCCTCGCCGTTGGCCGGGGCATCGGTAAAAAGAACCGCGGCAAAATCCGCGGCTGTTTCGGCAGCGCCCAGAACAGCCAATGTGTACCGCCGTAATTGAGCAAACAGCGGCAGCGCCGGTGTAATCTCCGGCACGCCCCTGTGCTGTCCGGGTCGGTCGGGACGGAACCAATGAATCATCGATGATGCATTTAGAGGTGTGTATTCATCCATGCTTCCGCTCGGATCGCCCGGATGACTGTTCAGAACATAATAGCATGATGGATTGCCGAATGCATCCAATTCGATGCCGTCTACCGCCTTGCTGTCAAATGATATGTATGGCGAAGTGATACAATCCGCTTCAACAAGCGATAAATCCAATTTAACCGGGCCTGCCAGCATGCCGTTATCCGCCAAGACCGCAAATGCCTCACCATCGGTCGATTTACTCATTCGCATCGTGCGAAGTTTGGCGGCAAGGCCGATGCTGTGCGCCCATTGTGAAAACGCCGCTTCAATGCGTTTATTGAGTTCGTTGTCTGCCGTTAAAACCTGCAGGCGCGGGCCTGTGCCGACACAATCATTGGCCAGCGTAAGAATAATGCCCTTGGCGTATGAATTATTGGCGACTTCATAGCGGGCCCGTTCACGCAGCTTCTTTCGCACTTCACTATTAGCCGCCGCATCTGCCGAGAGCGCATCGGCATTGGCCCAGTGCCGCATGTTCTCGCGGGTCGTCTGGGCCGCATCATACTTTGCATGCAGCGTCACAGGAATAGCGGTATAAGCTGTTTTAGTTTTACGGCGAAACGGCCACATTAAATGGTTCCCGAAGGGGATAGTTTGACTAATTTGATTCCTAAGCCCTTGCTGCGTATCGCCTGTTTAGAAGCGATGTGCTTATCGGCGGCAATCTGGTCGGGCAGTGAATGCTGCTCCACCGAGCCCGCATCGCCGCTGGCGCTCTTAGGCCCGGTTGCGTTATCCTGAATTGCTTTTTCCAAGCTGTCGGTCATCGCTGAATTTCTCTGCTAATGTCTTGAGAGTCTGATAGATTTGACAACGAACCAAACCCAATGACAGCCCTGTTCGTTCGGCAATCTCTTTCATTTTCAGTCCATCGAAAAATCTAAGCGTGATCAATTGACGGGACTGCTCATCGAGGCTATCCAGCATCAAGGACACAAATTCACAATCATCGACATTCTGATATCCTTTTTCGATGCTTTGAAGTAAACCGTAATCATCAACAGTATCGATGCTCACAGCGGTATTAAGGACGCCCCTTTGAGACCTTCGCAGCCGGTATCCATCGATAATTCTTTGCCGAATGATATGTACAGCAAATGTTGTAAACTTCATTCCCCGCGATGGATCATACCGGCAAAACGCCAAATACAATCCATATTCGGCATCACAGATAATCTCGTCAATATCGGCGCTCTTGAATCTTGACCGATAGGGTCCAACTGCGTAATCAACGACTGCTTTGTGTTCATTGAGAATTTCGTTAAACGATTGTCCTGCGTGGCAACATGAAGGCAAGTTATGTCCTCCTGAAATAATACGGCAAGTTCAAATGCTTTGTCTGGAGAAAACGAAAAAATATTTTTATTGGCGTTTTTGAAGCGCAGAAAGCTTAAGCCGCCGAGGTTGTTTGAATTCCTCGATTTCCGTCCCAAACAGCCTGGCCCCTTCCATCGAGGCGGCGACAGCGCATCCGACCAGACAATCCAGCCAGTGGTTGTCCGGCCGGATGGCCTTGAGTTTCCATTCATCGACGGTGCGGTCTTTGGCCTGCGTTTGCACGCAGTATTCGGCCGTCAAATGCTCGGCCAATAAGCGATGCGCATTTTCGTCCCGGCCAAACAACGACAATGCCCCCGGATCGCCCATCGCCACCGACAGCCGCGCATGCACAAACGTCTTCCAGTAATTGGTATCAATCAGAACATGGCGCATCGCGCGTTTGCCGGTCGTATTGGGAATCCGCCAGTGCAGACCGATGCGGTCGCCTTTTTTACGCTTGTACTGCGAAAACGGAATCGAGGATGCGCCGACGTATTTTCCATGCGACGGTAAAACAATGCCGCTGAACTTCGACTGCCTGCAAAACTGATATACCACATCCGTCGATTGTCCCCAGTTGGCGTCAATCAGACAGCGTGCAATCTTCATATTCAGACCGTCTTCTCGGCGGTAAAAGCCGGAAAGCCTCTCATCCGTCAATCGTTCCAGCGCGTAGTAAATGGCGCCTTCTATCCCCGCATCCGGTTTTTGCTGTTGAATCGTGCGGCGAATATCCCGTAATGTGAAGAACAGTCTCTTCTGTTCCGGCCAAGTCCCGTAATCCAGGACATATCCCGTAAAATCCGTCTCCCATCCACACAGCATCCAGAACAATGCCTTCTGCTGCACGTCAATAAACATGGTCAGTTCCGTACAGCCCAGGGGAACAATCGCTCTGGCGTGCCCATTGAGTTTGGCGGCAATCTCATCGGCGGTCAGTTGTCCCTGGCCTTCCTTTTCCTGCACAGGTTCGTTCTGATATTCGGCAAAGAACGCCGCCTCATCACGCAACTTTAAATTCATTGCATGCTGGATGGCGGATAATTCATCCGGATTATGGCGCTGCGGCCAGGCGACAATAGCGCCTGCATCCATAGCCTCCCTGTTTTGCCGGTAGAATTCTGTCGCCGTCGAACCATCGCCATCATTGCGCAACGAATCGGCACGGATTTCGGCGTACTGCTGCCAGAACTTCTCATTGGCAGGGAAGGCATAGACCATCTTTGTCCGCTCTCCCTGCCATTCGGGATGCTTTTGACGGTCAAGGATATTATCCGCCATATCGCCGGGCCGAATCACCGTACAGGCCATAAGTCCGGAGATTTTCTTGCCCGGCCCGGCCATACCCAGTACGTCACCCGCTAAAATCGCCTCTCTTCGCTGCGATTGCGAGGGGCTCCAGGCCGATTCCGTCGTTTGCGGGTCATCGACCATAACCAGTTGTGGCCGGACCACCTTGCCGTCGGCACGGGCATAATTTTGGCCGCGAATGTCAGACCCCTTCATCCCCGAACAGGAGATGACAACGCCCGATGACCTGTTGCCCTCGATGGTCGGCAGAACAATCTTATCGGTATTCCATTCGATGCGGGTTGGTATGCCATTGTATTTCTGACCCTTCTGGCGGTTTGTGATCCGCTCCAGCGCCCGGATCGCAAATGTGACCTCCGGAAAATCTTCATTTAATAGTTCATTCGTCTCCAGCCAGACCTTAATGGTCTCAAGAAGATTTTGCGCCCTGTCGGCGGAGGCGGCGATTAAACACACAAACTCCGTCGCACCCGTAAGGGCCGCCCAGAGGCAGGCCATCTGCATCATCGAGGTTTTCCCGCTTCCACGCGCCATCGCCAGTGCGAATAATCCGCCCTTCAAAACCGCTTGTTCAATCTTGCCGATGACTTTCAAGTGGTCATCGGACCATGAAAGATAAAACACCTCGGGAAAATACGTCTCACAGAAATATCGAAAGCTCGAAATCGCCCTGATCTTGCGCTGGGGATTGACCACCGCAGGGATTTGGCCGATATCCTGACCGGCGCGGGCAAGCTCGGAATTGCGGAGCCGGGCCGCTTGCCTTAAGTCGTCATACGTTCGGTTTTCCTTCGGCGGCGTTAGATACCGCTGCGTCAGCCATGCCGCATAGCGTAGAAGGTCAATTGTCTTGGCGTCGCCAATCGCAAAGCCTGCACGATTGCGGTGCAGGCGCAATCTGCGTTCAGTAAGAACCTCGCCGAATCCAGCGGAATTCAACAACCGCAACAACTCCGTCGATTTCAATTTGGTTGGATTAATCACTGCCACCGGCAGTCTCCCTTGCTAAGTAAGCGGTATATTCAATCAGGTTAATCGTACCGTCTCTAATAATTCCGGCGGACTGGGCGATTGCCAGCACGTCTTGTCCGGATATGTTCCGACGACTGGCCCGGCTTAAAAGAAGCGCCAATTCATCCGGCGTTAAAGCGGTCAATTTGATTTTAGCATCCATTGCGTATAGTCCTTGTCCGGTATTGTCTAATTACTGAAAAATAATCGAAATTCATTGAAATTAAGACACTAATTCGCTTGGCTTCTGCCGCCCGAAATGCGATCTGATCCATAACAGGATTAAAACAAAAAACCGTAAACGAAAGGACAACGCCATGAGACTGACACACAAATCCAAGAAAACCGCCGTTAAAAGATTGAACGCACTTCTCCGTCAAACCGAGGAACTCGATGTTGCCGTTGTCTTGTTTCAGGCCCTCGACATGATTTGCGATGCCCACCAGATCGAGATGCCTGAAGAGGCCGTAACTGTAAACATTGGTCTGGACGATTTTTTCGGCTGCGACGTATTGAGCATGCGCTAACCCAAACGGAATAGACCGATGACCGTAAAAGAAAAGCATGCCGCCATACTCGCACACTTTACCGCACAGGGGTTTGACATTATCCGCTGGAAAGGCGGATATTGGCTCCGCAAGGACAATCAAAAGACCTTCATTCCTACCGCCAAAGCCGCTAAGGCGGCCGGGATCACCCCCAAACGCCGCCGGGGTAAAGTCCTCTTGCCCTGGGGGGATTACGCCATTATTGCCATGCTGAATCAATAGCAAACCGTCCGTAAGCCGGATTTCTTTATCCGGCTTTTTGTTTACGCACAGGTTTGCGCCGGTGCGGCGATCTTCACCGGGTCGGAACATTTGCCCGCAGCGGAAGGTATTTCCAACACGGGCGAACGTGGGCGTACACAAACCGTTCCTTATTGCCAGCGTGGATTGTCCAGTGTTATTCGGCAGCAATCTCTCAATCATTAAAAAATACTGAAGATTTATTGAAAATAAGACACTAATTGACTTGGCTTCTACCGCAAAAGATGCGATCAGATCAGTAATGAAATTGAAAATTAAAAATCGAAAACGCATTAACGGAAAGGACAAACAGATGGCAGCAAAAGACGCAAAAACCGAATACACGAATGCCAAGACCGACATCGCAAAACTTCTGGACTGGTTTGGATGCGAATTGCAGAAAGAACCTGCAAACATCAATTGGGCGCATGTCGGGGATTTGAACCATGTCAGAGCACGCCTGATGGATACGCTAAGTTTCCTTAGCGGTTTTGAACTCAGCCAAATCGCAGATACTCTTGAAGAAGATCGCGAAACGGCCGAAGCCGACGCCGAAATCGAAAATGAACTCAAGAAGCAGGGACTATAACCATGCATATCTACGAAATCAGACTCGCAGGCAGGATCAGTAAAAAGACCGGGATGCCGATTGCATTTGCCACCATCGGTCGCACGCCCGGCAGCGATTACATCACGGTCACCATTCACCCGACGGCTGGCGCAGACCGCGTTCATCAAGTCGACATCGACAGCCCCGAGGACGTCTGGTCGATGGCCGACTGCCTCCAGCATCACCTTGAAGGCTCCGGCGGCACCAACTCGGACGTCCACAGTTACTACCGCGTACTCGAACAATTTATGGATTAAATTAACGTCGTAAATACATTCTAACCTCCTTTTGAAAGGAACAGACACATGGAAGCAAAGGACATTAAAATCGGTAAAGTCTATGACATCAAGGTCGGCAAGAACACCAGCCCCGTGCGGATTGTCAAACTTGCCGAAGACGGCGGCTGGGAGGCGGTCAGCCTCTCGACGGAAAAGCCGCTGGTAATCAAAACCGCCGAGCGGATCGTCGGGATTCATAAGCCCAAAACGGATAAGAAAGCATCCACCAAACCGCAGAAGGCGAAAACCGAACCGAAGCAGACAGCCGACCAGCCGAAAACAGCGGACACAGCGAACCCTGCGCAAACAGGTGCCAAACGGCTGACGCTTCTCGATGCAGCGGTCAAGGTTCTGGCCGAGGCCAAAAAGCCGCTTACCTGCAAGCAGATGATTGACGTAATGATTGCCGAGGATTATTGGAAGCCGTCGCACGGCGGCAAGACGCCCGCCAATACCCTCAACGCGGCCATCGGCACCGACCTCAAGAAGAAGGGCGACCAGTCCCGCTTTGAAAAGGCAGACCGGGGTCAATACACCCTCCGCGCTATCAAGTAAACGCTGCATCAGACGTTCGCCTCATTAACCTCGGCCTCCATCGCCGGGGTTTTCTCACTGATCGGAATCCGCACCGCCTTTTTGCCGGTAAACTTTTCCCAGCGGTCAACGATGACATCGCAGTACAATTCATCAATCTCCATCAGGAATGCACAGCGGCCGGTTTGTTCGGCGGCAATCAGGGTCGAGCCGCTTCCTCCGAATAAATCCAGAACATTAGCGCCCGGCTTTGAGGAGAACTGGATGGCCCGCACCGCCAGCTCCACCGGCTTTTCCGTCAGATGAATCATGCTTTGCGGATTGACTTTCTTGACATGCCACAGGTCGGTTGCATTATTCGGCCCATAGAATTTGTGCGCAGCCCCTTCCTTCCAACCGTAGAACGCCAGTTCGTGCGCTCCCATATAGTCCTTGCGCGTCAAAACTGGGTGCTGCTTATCCCAGATGAGTGCCTGCGAGAAGTACAATCCCGCTTCTTTAAGCGGCTTGGGATAATTGCCGATGTTCGCATAGCCGCCCCAGATGTAGAACGACCCGCCCGGACGCAGCACACGCGAGGCATTGTTGAACCACGCCGACAGCATTTGCTCAAACGCCTCATCGGAGACAAAATCATTCTCCAGCGGCCTGTCCTTGGGACGGAGTTTTTTCGTCAGCGGCTTTGCCGCCTCCGGATGCAGGGCCAGCCGCATCGCCGAATGATGCATGCCCTGTTTGTCAAGGGCTTTACATTTTTTCTCGCCTTCTGCCTTTGGAAATGAACTCAATCCTGCAGCAATGGCGTTGTTGCTGCGCGGTTCGACTTTGACATTATAGGGGGGATCTGTATTAACGAGGTCGATTGTCTTGTTATCCAAAAGCCGGTCCAAATCGTCCGGATTGGATGAATCGCCGCACATCAAACGGTGGTTTCCCAAAATCCAAATATCGCCTGTTCGCGTTACCGCTTCGTCCGGCGGCGCTGGGATTTCATCCGGGTCGGTATTGCCCTCGGTCAATTCCGTATCCAGCAACTTGACAAGCTCCTTGTCATCAAACGCCAGAAGCTCCAGATTGAACCCGGCGTCCCGAAGCTCGGACAATTCAATCGGCAGGATTTCATAATCCCAGTCGGATAAGTCCGATGTTTTGTTATCGCTGATTCGGTACGCTCGAATCTGTTCAGGCGTTAGATCGGTCGCCACATGGACCGGCACCTTGGCAAGCCCCAATTTTTGCGCGGCCTTATAGCGGGTGTGTCCGCAGACAATCACGCTATCGGCATCGACAACAATGGGCTGCCTGAAGCCGAACTCTTTAAGCGAAGCCGCTACCGCATCGACAGCGCCGTCATTGATGCGCGGGTTTTTGTCATAGGGTTTAATGCTGTCAATACTGCGAATTTCAATGCTAAATGCGTTGTTCATAAAATCTCCTAAAGAATTGCTGTTTGAAAAAACAATTAACCGTTTCGCCCACGTTTGGCCGCAAGCGCTAAGGCAGGCTGTGCTTGGAAGTCCGCCGGATCGACGAACCTGCGCAAACCTGGGCGGTTTATTCGTGTAGCCTCTTGGTATGTTCAACAATCTCTCGGCACATGGCTATAAACTCGGCATTTGTAAACGCGTTCTTGGCGCGATTAACGTCTTTGTGCAATATCTGGACGTTTTCAATGTTATGCTCGCCGCCAAAACGGATAGGGATAATGTGGTCTAATGCCGCCGTTTCAGGGGTCAGCGTTCGGCCGGTTAATGCACAACAATACCGCTGATAATCCAGCAGCCGCATCACATTTTCAGTCGTAATCGCGCCAGTTGGCCGAACGTCGCCTACCAATTTCGTTTTGCTTTTGGAATGTAACGACTCCCGGCTGTCATACGGCGCGATGCCCAAAGTTTCCAATCGCTTTGTGTCGCGCGGTTTTCCTTGCAAATCAGGATTCCCACCCCGCGATTGGCAAATTCTTTCCATGTCGCTCGGTGAACAACCTTTACATTTCCCTTCGCAGGTGGTCGACTCATCCGAATCCTCCAGCCGTTGACCATCGAATGCACCGCTCGTCTCCAGGGGGATTCCAGCATCTGCGCATTCCTCAGGTCGATGTTCAGTAAACCGACAAGCCGACCGGCGTATTTCTGCCACTGCTGTACTCTTTTGCTCATGCATTTTGTTTCCTTTCTCTCTTTTGTAAAAAAAACGACACGCGCAACAAACTGTATGAAATACCGTGATTGTTCCCGCACGCCTCACCTGCCAAAATGACAGGGAAGGAACCATTGGTATTGTGCAACAATTCACAATATATCATGTTTACAGAACTACATCGCGAGCATGTCGCGGCTCAAACTCACCGCACCAGTCGCACGCCATCACTTTGGGCCACTCAGCAAAGCAGATAAACTCGACGCCATTGCTTTTCTTGATGGTCTTTCCATGTCGGGGTATGTGTCGTCGGCAGATGCCTGTGATGTCTTCCTCGAATTCATCCATCACTGGATCACGGTAATAGCTGGGACATCCGTGTTCCCCAGGTGAGAAAAATTTGCAACCAAAGCAGGTTATTTTTTCACTCATTTTTGACCTTTCCTTTCACAAGAATTTGAACTTACTTTTCATTGCCGCAACCCCTAATCTTCAGGGAAAGTGCGGGGGCGTTTCATACGCCCCGCACTCCCCCTTTAGGGGGCCGTCGCACAGTTCCGCTCATAGTTCCGCACTCTTTTTCTTTTAACTATTTGTAATTAAAGGATTTACGATTTCAAGAGTCGCGGAACTGTGCGACGTTTTGTGCGAACTTTTCAGTTCCGCTTTTGAGGTATATTTAAGTGCTTTCAGATACAGGACTTAAGGCGGAACTGGGTGCGGAACTCATTTGTTCCAGTTCCGCTTCAGTTCCGCATTCAGTTCCGCTTTTTAGCCGTCGGACATACCGTTCCGAAACACCCGTAAGACGAGCGATTTCGGCACAGTCCATGTTCGGGTTATGTGTCAATAGGGCGGCAATCCATTGTCCTTTGTCGCCGCTGAATCCCTGACGATTTTTGACATACATCATCTTCGAGCCTGCCTTAATGCGTAACACTAATCCCTGCTCTGCAGCCATCTCTAACATTTGCCTGGCCTTGTACTCGGTCAGTCCGTAAGATTGCCCGGCTTGGTAAGCGATTAATTGCATGGAACACGGGTCTTGGCCCGCAACGCAGTGTTCCATAAATTCTTCCAGCGTAATCTGCTCTTTTTGTTCGCGTTTTTTCTCGGCTCCCCAAAGCGCCGTCGGATCGGCTTGCTGGTCTCTGATAAACAACGGATGTTCCTTGCGCAATACAAACGATTCGACAGGCGCCCAGGAGCGAACGGCGGCATCGACAACGATTTTGTCCTTCTCTTCGTGCGCACGCAGAACTAAATGGGTATCCACCGCCCGTGCCTGACTGCCTGCGCCTGCCCCGACATCGGTGACGGATTTATTGGCCTGATTGCCCTTGCTGGTATGATGAATCAGAACAAACGCACAATTTAGCCGAACCGCATGACGGTCAATCAGATTGTACAGATTGGCAATTGCGCCATTGTCGTTTTCATCTGTTTTTTCAGGCAGTGTTCGATAAAAAGCGTCAATCACGATAACCTTGTATTCATTCGGCCGGAGTTTCTCAAAATACCGGCCCAGTTTATGCAGGTCTTGAAGCCTGCCGCGAAGCGATTTAATCTTCAGGTGATCGCCGAACTTTTGCACCGGCAGCTTCAACGCCTCGGCAACCTGTTTATACCGATGGGCGGTGGTATTGCTGTGCAGTTCATTATCAATAACCAGCACCCGACCCTTCTGAACCTCAAACCCCAGCCAGTCCGTGCCGGACGCGATGGAAATAGCCAGTGAATTGACCAGCCAGGATTTACCCACCTTGGGGGCGGCGATAATATTCATCGTTTCTCCCTCGCGCAAAAGGCCATAAATGACCGGCGGGTTTAATCCCTTAAAATGCTGGAGCATATTGGTCAGACAGACCGGCTCTTCGTTGTCCCAGTCCGGAGGGTTTTCGAGCATGTGTGATAAATCCACCGGCTCCTGTGAAGGGGTTTCGCCATATCCCTGTTTGGATAATTCATAAGCTGCCTTGCTGCAATCACCGCCATGCTCTAAGAGAGAATACGCCATAAACGGCGAATAGGCCTTGTTCGGCTCGAACGGCGCGGCATTGGAGCTGAACACATAAAACACATTATCCGTCGTCCGCAGCGTAGCCGACCAACCGTTTGTCTTGCCCGGCCTGCGCCACCGCTGATTGTCGCCGTATGCATTGACAAACTGCCATCCGTGATACTTCAGGAGTTCGGCAATATTGCCTCTGGCGTTATAATCATCGCCCGGACGCAGGGTGGAATTATCTGAATGATAAGTCTGCTGAACCGGTTCGGGGAAATATTCATTCAGCAACCATGCGGCTTCAAGCAGGCTTTGGCGCTCCGATTCGGTTAAAACAGGCAGATTCGCAAAATCACCCTGCATGAGTTCGTACCCGGCGGTCGGCGCACACAAGAATAGTCCACCCTCGCCGCGGGTTTCGATGAGCGTATGGACTTTTTGACCATCCTTCCGCTGCACCAGCTTCATATTGCCGCTGACGGACGATTCACAGCGGTAAATCACATGCCAGCCGCCCGATGGCGTCTGCTCGACGGCCAGGCGATTCCGCAGATCGGCATCGATAAGCTGATACCATCGGTCAAACAATTCACCGCCGTTGTCAAAATCGATGATTTCGAGATTACCCGACACCCGGCCGGTAATGATGCACAGACCATCCTGCGGATTACTGAACCATGCTCGGATTTCAGTTCCGGTCGGCAGACGGTTTTGGTACGGCTTCCACGAACCAATAGCAGGCCTTTTGTCAGCGCGTTTGGCAGGCAGGACGGACAGACCGTGCTGCAAATAATTGATGGCGGTTTGCTGCATGTTCGGTTATTTATGGAGTTTCCGCATGGCCTGCTGAAACGATGCAATCGCCGCCGCTTGTTCAATTTCCTGCATGCCGCCGCCATCCGGGCCGAACGCATGCTCCAACGCCTCTCTTCCGAACACCTCTTTCAACAACTGCATATCGTCCGGGTCATTGATATTGGCCGAAAACAATGGCTGCGGAGTCTTCATCGACTCCAGATATTTTTCCCGTTCCAAATGGCATTGATTGCATCCTCGCCCGTTGCACCATGAACAACGGTCAAATGCGCCTTTATAGAATGTTGTCACTGCAATTCTCCATCAAAAAGGAATGTCATCTTCTGCCCATGAATATTCCGGCAGAGTTTCATCGTCTCGCTCATCCGAACCGTCCAGTAGCGGAGGCTTAGGGCCGAGTTGATAATTGATAATACGGTCATACTTCTGGCCGGAAACACTACGGACGGTGATTTGTTCGGTTTCAGCAAGTGCGCCTGCCTGGGCTAATGCGAGGGCCTCTTCCACTGTATCCGGCACCGGCTCATTGCTGCGTGCTCGCCACCATCCCTCGGCTTTAGCGCGGGCGTATCCCGTATGCTCAAAACATATCCATTCGGATTGCCAATGCCGAAACCCAATATTGTATTCTACGCGCAAGGTCGGGGGCGTGTCCGGCCCGGCGTCTTTTTTCAGATGAAAATGATAGGCGGTATCATAGACCTTGTACTCGGTATCTTCTACCTGTCCGGACAAAACGCCTGCGGTACTGGCGGATGTGTCATGTTTTTGCCGTTCGGGGGCCGGGAATTCATACCCACACTCGGGACACAGGGAATAGGCCGCATGAATAACCAGATGGCACTTGGGGCATTCTTTAGCGGGCGCCTCGCCTGTACCGGTGGATTTATCTTTAATCTGCAGGCTGTCCACCGGCCCGTGCCGCAGAATATTGCCGCCGAAGTCCAGAACAAGGCAATCCGTTTTGGATGGATGCAGTCGAAATCCCCGACCAACCATTTGGTAATAAAGTCCCGGCGAATTCGTCGGACGCAGCAGAACCACGCAGTCAATATTCGGCGCATCAAAACCCGTCGTCAGAACATTGACATTGACCAGATACTTCAGCGGCGACTTATGATTGCCGAATAAGTCGGATTTGACCGCTTGACGCTTGAATCGGGATAACAATTCTGCACGTTCCAAAACAGGCGTATCGCCCGTCACTAATCCCACTTCTTGTCGCATCCGTTCCTGAAGCAGGTTTTGAATGTGTTTGGCGTGATGAACGCCCGCGGCAAAAATCAGAACGCTATTGCGGCTGGCAGTCTGGTCTATGATTTCGCTACAGGCCGATGAGACCAACGCATCCTGATCCATCAAATCTTCGACCTCGGAGGCGATAAACTCGCCGCCCCGAAGATGCAGTCCGGACGTATCCGCCTTTTGCCTTCCGGCCTTGCTCTTTAAGGGACACAAATAACCCTGAACAATCAATTCACGAACGCCGACCTCGTAACAGATATCCGTAAGCAGATTATCCGGCCCGCAGATAAGACCGGTGGACATCCGAAATGGCGTCGCCGTCAGCCCAATCAAACGCAGGTTTGGATTAACGATCAGGGCATCTTTCAAAAATGAACGATAGCGGCCTTCTCCATCCGGCGGAATGGTATGCGCCTCGTCAACGATAATTAAATCAAAGCCCCCTAAATCGCATGCTCTTTTATAAACAGACTGGATACCGGCCACAATGACACTGTGGTCGGTATCCCGTCGGTTCAACCCCGCCGAATAGACCCCGATGTCCAAATCAGGGTCTATCCGGCTTAGCGTGTCGGCCGTTTGTTCGAGCAATTCCTTTACATGCGCCAGCACTAAAACGCGGCCGTCCCATAGATTGACCGCATCCTTGCAGATGGTCGACATGACGGGGGTTTTGCCACCGGCTGTCGGGATGACAACACAAGGGTTGCCATCCCGATTCCGGAGATAATCATAGACCGCATTTACGGCATCTTGCTGGTAATTTCGAAGTTGCATCTTAGTAAGTCACACAAGCCGTTAATACGGCCGCCGCCAGCCAATAAATCACTTTGCGCCAGTCGCCGTCCGGCATGTAACCAACGGCAGCGCAGATATCCAAAATCATTAACATCGTAGGGAAGAGCTTTTCATATTTCATGCCTGCTCCTTGAGCGGCTGTTCCCCTGGAATCGGGAAATGCTCGCGGGTACTGGCCAAAAGGTTTTTCAGCGGCTCATTGTTCAAATACGCAATCAGCGCCCGCTGCATTTTGCCGTACCGTTCACGACGCTGCGGCAAGTTATGGCCCGTATGGGTCACCAGATACTCACGCAGCGAAACTAATGCGGCGGCGGCAGGCGACGGTGGAATAATCCCGCTGGTCAAGAGTTCGCAGAAACTCGCCAGCCTTGCATGATCCACTGAATACCATGCACGCGAGATGACGGCGCGGGTGGTTGCGTTGCTGATGCCGTTAGGTGTGCCGCACGGCAGATGCTTAAACGAAAACTGAATCGCCGGTCCGTAAATGCTCAGATAGTGACTTGCTTCCTGCGGAGTAATCACAGGGGCCGCCCGATAGCCACCCAGAATCGAGCGGAGAGTAGCAACATGGTTGCTGTTAACCCGGCCGTTTGCACCGGCCAAACGGATGACGTCCGCCATCGACCGGCTCTGCATGACATCAATCGTAACAAGAGATTCAGGCGGCAAGTTGAAGGTCACGGGCATTTTAACCGTCATCTGCGATTCAACGATGGCCCAGAGCCGATGTTGGCCGTCCAGCAGAACGCCCTCAGTACTGAAAGCGATACCCTGGTGGGTCATACGCCAGTTTCCGTTTTTCATATCACGGGCCATACGGCGCACATGCGCATCGATGACCTTGCGGTTGGAAGTATTTGCGTTTTCGAGCCAATTAAGGGCTTTATCCGGCGTAATATCCATGTAAACAGTGTTGGGTTGCGTTGTCATAAGCGTTAGTTTCCCTTCAGATAAGCGGTTAATGCATCGATTAATTTTGCGGTAAACTCTCTTCCCATCGCATGTACAATGGCGCGGGCGGCGGACGGAACATCATGGGGCAGGTCAATGGGGGTTTGTGCCAACATCGGACGAACTTCTCGAATAGGCGTAAAGGCATTGGGTGCAATTTCGCCATATCGCTTGCGTTTTTTCGGCTGAGTTTTACCGATATTGGCGGTATGCATGACGGCTTTCGAGCCATGTTTAGTCGTGTAAACCACATTCTTGTTTTCTAACTGCGGAATTTCCGCAGTTAGAATTTTTCGATAATTCCGAACTGTTCCCTCATCAACATGGCATTGACGAGCAATGTCTCGATTCGACCACGGATTTCCGTCTTCATCCATCGAGACAATATTGTTGGTCAGCATCGTCTCAACAGCCTTGCGTTTGTCCTCATTCGTTCGGCGCAGGCCGTGTTCGGTATTGGCACCGACCGAATATAGAATGGCATCCCGAAGTCCGCCGTCGCGCACGTCGGTGGTCATTGCATCACGGCCAACCCGCCGATGCGAATGGTAGCGGTGAAAACCATCCGCCAGCCAATATACCACCCCGTCAAAGAATACAACAACCGGAGGGAATGCGACGCCTTCCCGAAGCTGCTCGGCATAATCGGCCACGACTTCTTCATTGATCTCAACGCGCGGCTGTGTGCCGCCATCGATACGTATCTGTTTTAATGGTAATGTTTGCGTATTCATGTTAGTCCTTAAAATCGTCCAGTGATTTAATGAGTGGTTTTCGAGCATTGTCATCCCATCGCCAGCATTCAACAAAGGCATTGGGCGGCATACATCGGGCCGCATCCCGCAGACTCTCGCGTTCGTCAGGACGCGGCCACGAGTTGCCCTTGACCTGAATGCACCTTAGTCCCAGCGGGTTGATGGCGATGATATCGAACGGCCCCATCGAGGCGGCCGACCGGATACATGTGTATCCGGCGGCCTTGAGCATCAGGATGGTCTTACGCTCTAATCGTGTTCCTTTACGCTTACAGTTCATGACCGCCTCCACGGCGGCGTCTGCGATGTCTGCGGCGCTTGCTGGGCCTTGCCGACGGCCGATTCCTTTTTGGCATAGCCCCGGACTTCATTGGAAATTTCATCATTGTCATCACGCTTTTTGCAGCGAACGGTAATGGACAGTGGGATATTGTGAAGCTCGCTGCTGTCCCTTGGCTGCAGCACGCCGACCGCCCGGCAGATGGCCGACAGATTCCCGCGTGCAATCTTGACGGTTTGCTGATTATGGTGATTCAGGCACAGCCGATCCCATACTTTGCGGTCCTTGCAAGGTCCTTCAAGAATCGTAAATTCCAGTTCGAGAAAACTGTTCTTGCCATCCTTGGTGGGCTTTGTTTCGGAGGCCGTGATCATCGCGATATATTTACCCGCCGGAACCGGGTCAAAACCCGCATTCGGTTCCACTTGACTTGCATCAAATCCGTTTAGATTAGCCATTGTTTGTGTCTCCTGTTATTTGAGGTTTGTGATTGCTGATTGCGTTCATAAAATAGTTCCAGTCCAGCGGCAGAATTTCCGTGATGCCGTAGCGGTTTTTGGCCAGCAGTTGAGCCGTCTCATTTAAGACCATCTCCCTTGCGCCGCCGTTCAATCGCGCCGCTCCGACGAAATCGGACCACTCAATAAGCGTATTCATCAGGTCGGGGTGGATTTCCGGCACGGACTTTTCCATCGAAATACCGTCGATGGTCGTGATGGTATGCCGAGAGGCATGGGCCAAAAGCAAAACGGAAATCCCCCGATTGACCATCGCGTCCAACGTCGGCAAGAGATACTGATAAACATAATTCCTCAACACCAACTTGCCGTTGCCGTATCCGCCGTGCGAGCGATTCAGAGTATTATCCATATTCTTGCCCGCACCGCTGACGCCTGCGACACGCTCTTCCAGCCTCCGTAAAAGCCAATCGACCGAATCGATTACAACCGTCTCATACGGATGGTCAGTTGTGGCCAGGGTATTGAGCCAAGGCCAGATAGCCTCCCAATCCACAAGATAAGGTGTTCGTTTGCAGGCTACATGCGAAGCGCCGTTTTCACAATCGACAATGATGGACTTAAATGCGCTTGCGCCTAAGGATGTCTTGCCGACGCCGGGCGGGCCGTAAATAATGCCCTTCGGCGCACGAACATGCGTTTCATTCAGTACAGATTCCAATAGATTCATTCTTCAATTCCTTTAATGATGTTTCACATTTGCAATTTGACCGGCCGGGTCCAATGGCGAGTGCCGGAGTCGAACCGACATAAAAACCGTTCTCGCCGAAATGACCCGGACGTCAGGCCGTCATATCTGGAGTGACCGACCGAAGACCGTCCGGGCAAAAGATGGGGCTAAGCGACATCCAGCAGCCGGATTTCCTCGTATCCGGTCGGCCAGATGTCACGGGTGCGGCAGGATTGGAGACGCTCGATGGCCGCCTCGTTATCATGCCGGGCTATGGCAAGGCAGTCGTCGGACACGCGCCAGATGCCACAGCGGTAGGGTTCTTTCTTTTCGACCGCGATCAAATGGATGGGGGCATAAATACCGATGATTTCTTTGAGCACCGACTGATAAAACGCCATCTGCGTGTGATAGCGGTAGCGGCGTGCATCAGCCTCAAACCATGTCAAATCGTCGCACGTCTTAAAATCCACAATGCCGCGAGTGGGATTGAGCCAATCCAAACGAATCTGGCAGGGAATACCGCAGTAATCGGTGCGCAGAACACCCTCAGCTATGCCGTATGAAATCAAGTCCACCGCCGCACCATTGACAGCGACGCCGCAGGCCATCTGCTCGACCAGTTCTGTCTGCTCAAACGTAAGGACAGGTTTTTTCTGCTCCTCCCTCCATTCAGCAAACTTTTTGGTCAGACTGCCGTAAGGCTTGCCCGTAGTCGGGTTGATCGGCCCGCCGATTGCAAACTGCTGTTCATAAACGTCTCGGCCTTCCAAGACCCGAACATGCGCAGCATGACCAACCAGAAAGGATGTCGTTTGCTCATCTTCGATAAGACCCGTCTGCTTTTTACGATACAGCAGCGGACACCGCATAAAATCCATCAACTGATGGCTGCTGAGGTACTCCCGTGCCTTGGCATGATAGATATCAGCGGGTTCATTAATAAAGATGTCTGTCGCAATATAAAGTTCTCTTGGGGTCATTTCATTCTCCGTTTTCAAATGTTTGTCTGCCATTGCCGCGGCCTACAAAATCTTATATGCCGCCGACCCCGATTTGGCGACATGTCCATCAAAAGTCATATAGAGACATATATTGGGATTGATGGACATATATTGAACCCTATATTGGACATATATATGTTTTGACCCCCTATCTTTGTCTCTAAAGACATGTCCATCAATCATCCCCGAAACTCATCGCGGCATAAGGAAACGGTCCTTATGCACTGAAAACGATGACGAGTTTCGAGGACAAAGCAATGTTGTTCAATCATTACGAAGGCTGCGTGGAACAGTGGAAAATGGACTTGGTGGCAAAAAGGGCATCCTTATTTGGGTTCCAGGAAGAGGATATTTCGGACATTCAACAGGAACTTGTACTGAAATTGATGGAATTCAAATATGCTGCTGACAAAGCAAATGGCGCTAAGGAAAGCACTGCGCTTCAGCGCGTTATCGACAATGAGCTTAAAATGAAAATCCGATCTCAAAAGCGAAACGCCGAAAGAATGGAAGCACTGCGTTGTTTCACAGAATTGGCCCAGACACCCCTCAACATCTATCTTACCGCCGACATTCAGAACGCCCTATTCTGTCTTCCGAAACTGCAGCGCCAGATTTGCATCGATTTATCAAAAGGCTGCACCACGGCTGAAATCGCCCATTTATTGAAAATAAGCCAGCGGACCGTCCAGCGGCATATCCGTAAAATCGCACATTATTTCAGGACAATCGGGCTGGATCGCTGGCTTCAGGGCTAAGGAGGGGAAATTATGCAAAATCAGGCAGAATTGACTGGATTAACTCGCCCCGAAATAGAACATGATCCTTGCCCGGCGATGCATTGGATGACGGCTGAATTGGTCGATGAAACTATCCGGGTGTGGTCGCCGGTTTACGGCAGACAGATAGACAAAAGTGAGGCAGTAGAAATATTGCGGAATGTAAAAGCATTATTTGAATTGATTACGGAGTAAGCATGAAAGTTGTAATTTGGGCCAGGGTATCGTCGCGAGAGCAGACGGAAGGCTATTCCATTGATGCTCAATTGCGGATAACTCGAGGCAAGGCCGAGCGGATGGGCTGGGAGGTTGTCAAGGAGTTTGCAATCGCCGAATCCGCCCGCCGCGGTGCCGACAGGCAAGCCTTCAGGAGTATGGTGTCATGGGTTCAGAAGAATGCCAAGAAGAACCAGATACAGGCGATTCTAAGCCATAAGCTGGACCGTGTCTGCAGGAACATGAAAGACGCCGTTCAACTGCAGGAATTGGAAGATGCCTGCGGCGTCAAGTTGGCATTCGTGGATAACGAATTTGGGCCGGGCGCTGCCGGAATGCTGTCCTTTAACGTCATGGCGGCGGTGGCGCAGTATTACAGCGATAATTTGCGTACCGAAGTTCTTAAGGGCATGGAGGAACGCCTAAAACAAGGCTGGCCGATTGGACAGGCCCCATACGGATACCTCAGCGTCAAAGACAGAAACGAACCGGTTATCCCTGACCCGGAAAAATCACGGACGGTCATTCGCGTATTTGAATTATACGCCAGCGGTCAATATACATTTAAATCGCTGGCTGACAAGCTGTATGGCGAAGGACATATATACCGAAAGAGCCAGCCTAAGTTTCACAGGACAGCGCTGTCGTATATCCTCAACAACCGCGTCTATATTGGCGAATTAAAACGCGAAGGAAAAACGTACAAGGGACAGTATCGTCTGTTGATAGACCGGTTGCTGTTCGATAGGTGTCAGGACATCCTGCACGGCAAGAACCGGCGTACCGGCAATCCGGAGATATTATTTTCGGGTGGAATTTTCAGGTGCGCTCACTGCGGCAGCGCAATGGTCGGTGAACAAATTCGACGGAAACTCAAGGGCGGCGGACATAACATCCACGTTTACTATAAATGCACGAACAACCGACCCGCCGCCGATCATCCGCGAGTACGATGGAAGGAACAGGACATTGAGACGATGGTTTTTGAAGAGTTGGAAAGCATAAAAATACCGTCAGACGAAGTCAGGGATTGGCTTCGCAAGGCTATTGAGGCGTTTTTGACGGATACCAACGTTGTCAAAGCGGAACAGCGAAAAGCCCTCCGCAAACGCAAGACCGAACTTGCCAATATGCAGGACAAGCTATTAAACGGCTATCTTGCCGGAATGATAACCGATGATATCTTTAATACCAAAGCCGAACAGTTGAAAGCGGAGGCTCGGACGGTCGAAACGCAGTTGGAAAAAGTTGAGAGTTGCGACACCCTTGTTGGACTTAAATCGTTGAAGGTATTCGATTTTAGCCAGAAACTCGTGGAACTCTGGCGCGGTTCGAACTTTGCGAAAAAAAGGACGCTGCTGCAACTGGTCAGTTCGAACCGGCAAGTAAGCGACGTAAGTGTTTGTATAGAAAAGACTAAGCCGTTTGACGTTCTCGCCAAACGGCCCGTTTTGAAGAATAGTGGGCGGTACAGGACTTGAACCTGTGGCCTCCTGCTTGTAAGGCAGGCGCTCTCGCCAGCTGAGCTAACCGCCCGCAAACTTTGTATCTTATCCCGCGGCGAATGAATGTCAACCGCAAACCCAAAACAGTACTATCGAGACAAACGCTGTCTGAAAAAATTTACAGAATATAACCTCCAATACATCTTGTTTGTCTTTTCCTATCTTCTCCTGCTTCGCCAATCTGTATATTCGCTATATTCTGCATTTTCTGTCGGATAAAATTAACTATTTTATTACCGAACTCCCTAAAAAAGGTTTGCATTTTATCTTGGTCATAGTATATTAGAGAAACTGGTTTTGGCGGAGTGTGATGACTACAGCCAGACAGGCGGGAATCATTAAAAAATGGTTCCTGCTTTTTTATTATCCACAATCTCTTCCTGGAGGAGAGAAAATACCCAGCCGCAAGTTTTCCTGAACCTGCGGTTTTTTTAAAGCCGTTAAAAACCTCCCCTATTCAAAAAAGGGTTGAATCGCTTTTCATTTCGGATTGTGGTGATTGGGCCGTGTCCTGGATAAATCCGTGT